CGGTAATCGGAGTAGTACTCCTCCAGAGATTCTGGGGTCGCCTGAATCGTCCACCCGTAAGGGTTTACGATAAAGACGAGCTCGTTGCCCATGCTGTTGAAAGCTATGGTAACTGCCAGTAAGATATTCTCGGAGACCTTGGCCCCATTTATTGAGGCAGGCTGTTGCGTTTCCATCGATGTAGTCCTTTCTTTTAAGAGGGATGTACACGGTTCTTTTCTGTTCGAACGCATAGAGCGCCGAATTAAACCGGCACTCTGTTGTGAACAAAGCAGAAATGAAGACTATCCCGTCCCCACGACTTTCGCGGGAACGGGGTATTGGAACACGCAAGACGCTCTCCAGCATCTCGCGTATCACTTGGGCTACGCGCCACGAACCAGCTATGTAAAACTGGTTCGCCGTGGCAGTCCAGGAGGACACTTGAGACGCTGTCCAGTGTCGTGCATCGTCGGGAGCTAACTCTCTGGCGTAAATCGGTCTAACCGATTCACCGTTATAGAAGTCAGCACCGCAAGACTCCCGGAATAGTGAATGCCGGAAGGACTTGTTGACGTTAACCTTTAGCCCATAGGCTTCAAGGTGATGCACAACTGCGTCCGTATAATTCACGGGAATAATGATATCATCCCCGTAAATGTCGATCGATCGCGAGTAGTGTGCGATTGATCGTGAACTCGGACGTCTACCATCTTGATGGTGCATAGCCGACTGTACTATGGTATAGAAAACCATAGCTTCAACAGGAAAGCAAGTTGCTGAACCCATTGAAGCATATTTGTACAACGTTATGCGCTTCCCAGAAGGTAAATCAGCTTGTCCGGACCGGACGGCGAGTAAGTAATCGCCAATCCCAGAGCGCCTGAATAACCTATCAACTAGGTCAACATGCACTCTATCTGAGGCATCACTCAAATCGAGTGTTGTCAAAGTCTTGTCCAGACTCGCTTTGTGTGCGAGTCGTTGGTTCACACTCTGATCCGAGAATCGGATAGAGGACTTTGTAAGCCAATGATGCTCTAACCGCGGTACAATATACGACAGCAAACCTTGCTGCATATACTGCATCGGACTCGGTTCTAGAGCGATGACTCGGGGAGTCTTCAGAGTTTTGGGAACGAAAACGACGCGAACGGGCGGTTCTTGCCACTCGTTTACGAAGTTTAAGGACTTCGATCCTCCGAAGGGGCCTCCAGCAGCTTCCGCTGCATATCCATAGTTTGGATAGCAGTGTAAAGCTGAAGGAAACCACGGCTCTGTTCTTTCGTACCACCAACTGAACTGTCGTCTGCTGTTTTGCAGCCGCCTATCAGCAGTGTTACCAGGACCATGCTTACATATAAGATCCAGGGGATCCACTTCATCAAAGATTGTGGACCAAAGGATTCCGGCAACTTCATCGAGGGTATTATCCTTCTTTGTTACTGCCGAACGAAGCATGCTGAGCTCCTCCTCTATTGCTATGTACTTGGCTTCTGCCAGAGCTTCACGCTCTGGCGAGCAAGCAATCTTCGGCTTCTTCCAGAAGTCTAAGATCTGACGGAGTGAACTTATCGTCTCCGCCTTAGCACTATGCAATAGCACACCGTCACGACTGAACAGTCGGTTGAAGAAACCTCCAAGAAATCGGGGGAGACTTCCATGTCTGCTGAAACCAGCAGGGCATGTGAACCGCCCGGCCTCAATACCCTGAAGTAGGGCATCAGAGAGCCTGGGGAGGGTTATCGATAAAAACGAGAACCCTTCTTGTTCATAGCGATGCCGCATTTGCGCGACATCACGTTCTACGGACAAGTCTAGATCCATCCCACATTGACGTAGGATGGTCTCGAGAAGCATGGCCGGTCTTTCCATCTATACCTCCATTTATATAGGGGCATAGAAACCGTCCAACGCCGGCAATTAGCCTACCTGATTAGCGAGTACTGTGTTAGTATTCGCCGCCGAGCACCTTGTTGTAATTGGTTGAAGACAACCAAGCCTTCAAGGCGTCGATCAGGTAGCCGATCTCCAGGTCCGTGAAGCCAGTTTTCGGCTCGTCAACGACGAGATAAACGCTGACACCTTTTTCCGTATTGACTGCGGAAATCGGATCGGCAGCTATCTTTTTCTGAGACAGCCGCACTTCACGTCGAAAGCGAGTGGCAGTAATATTCTGCTTCGTCGCCATCGTAGTGTTTCCGTCGGCAGAGGTATACACATTTTGTGTCGCCCCCTGCTGTGTACGCGGTAGCGGAATCGCTACTGCATTGACTGTGACACTCTGAGGATCTGCTAGCATTGGAAGCTCCTATTGGTTTTACGTTGTTACGGCGGTAAATCCCGCCTTAATTGCTACGACCGAGGGAGCTTGGAGATACCAAGCGAACCAAGAATCGAGAGCTGAATTCCCGACAAGTTTGCCGGGTTAGTATTTAGACCGAAAGGATCGCCACGAAGTCTCCTCTTTTCAATAGTGGAAACTTCAGTGCGAGAGTATAAGGCCTTCTGGGGTCCCCAAGGGCTGCTTTTGACAGTGGTGGACAGTTCAGATACATTTGCACGTATCTTTGTGCCCATCATGTAGAACCAATCGGCAGCAAGCCGATCGGCTACCTCTGCCTCCAAGTTCTGGAGGACAGTCGCAGCATTGGAAAACCAGCCAATCAACCAAGTCCAAGGGTAAGCATCGTAGATTTGAGACAAACTAAAGCGGTCGATGCCGAAGAGGCGTCTACGCATTTTATAAGTCCAAACTACGTCCCTTGGTCCAGCGGGAAGCCAGTATCGGAACTGAGCAGATGCCCAGACGATATTCTTCTCGTAACTCCAAGTCTTTCGTTGCCAAGTGCCAACAAAGGTACCTGAAGCGAAACCATCGGCGGGGATTATCGCTAATCCCACTTCATTAGAGCCGGTAGTGACGACTGGATCGGTTTGACTGGAAAACGTACCCATATTAACACGGGTGCGTATAGGCTCACCTTCGTTGTCAAGCAGCCATTTTAGTCTCTTTTCCCAGCCGTTATAGGCTTGGTATAGATCTATCATGGACTGAATGAGCGGCGCCGCACCGAAATTTACAGCCAACCAAGAATTCCCGGGAACTCTGGGAATCTGGTCATGGGCTGCACCTTTCATGCGAAGCTGAGTAAGCTTAGCCAAATCTCTGAGCTCTAGTAGCTCGCGGATGCCGTCGAAGGACGGTTTGGTTGGCTTCATACGGGAGTAAGCGGCAGGGGCCAATTGAGTCAACAGGACATCAATTGACTCCCCTGAAGGATTTGCAGGGGTTTGACCGTTGCAAATCACGCCTCGATATCCGGCCAGGGGGGTTAACCCATTGAACCGAACATCGAAGTGCTCCGAATTCATTCTGAGAGTATTAACCTCAGTCTTTCGGAAATTACCGCCAATATCCACATGGTAAATGAACTTACTTTTGTTCCTCCAATGTGGATGATTTTCTGTCTCGAGAGTCCAGTCCTCTTTGACGACCTCACCGAACTTAGTGGTGGGGACGCCAGTAGCACTGATCCTCACGCCCAATGGGGCGTTGACAGCATTCCCGTGCTTCTTTAACATACGAAGTCCTTTCGAAGAGCAACATTAACGTTGACCGTAGAACGGCGAGGGGCCCGAGA